TCGTCGTCTTCGTTGTCGTTGCTCGTCACGGCCTCGTAGATCCGGTCGAAGCACTCCGTATCCTCCGGCGGGAGGTTGTCTTCGTTGAAGCCGTGGTTTGCCACGAGTTCCGCAGTCTTGTCACTCATGTTGGTTGAATCATCGTCCGTGGAGGATTCCGCCTCCTCGTTTCCACCCTGTTCGTCCTCGTCGGTCTCGGACTCCATACCGCCGCCACCTTCGTTGGCGGTGATGCCGAGCGCGCGAAGGACGCGCCGCCCGACGCTTTCAGGGTCCGAGTCGTCTAGGTTGTCCTGCATAGTCTCGGGGAAGCCACCATCCTCGCCAGATGGGTCATCGGCCATGGTGGGGACGCGAACGCCTTGGAGGTCGGCGGCGTTCGCCGACACCCCACTCGGGTTAATCCCACACCCCTCCTCGATGGAGCATTTGCCGGGTTTATGCGGGAGCAACGCGATACTGTCCGTGTCCGCGATTGCCTCAGCGTTCGCCCGATGCTCGCCATCATACTCCCCACTCGGCAACTGCTCGGGGAGATACTGCGAGGAGACGTCGAACTGTTCGCCGGCCTCTATCTTCGAGACAATATCGCTGGCGGGGCCACCCATCGCGTTCGCCACCGTGGCGTTCACAGCAAGGTCGGCCCGTGTCCACTTGCCATCCCAGCGCGGGTTTTCGGCCTGCCCGATAACGTACTCGCGCCGGACGGCCTCACTCGTGTTCACCGAGATAGGTGCGTTGTCCTCGACGTTGCTCCGGTACCACGGTTTCTGGGGTTTGTTCCGTGGGTGGTTCGCCGTCAAGGGGGTTTGGTCCCAGTCGGGCGTTGCGTCTTTGATGCTGTCTTCGGGGACGTAGCCGCCCGCGAGACGCATTGGTTTGACGAACGGGACGTCCTCGACGACGTAATATTGGTCGCCGTTTCTCGTTTCTTCTCGAACGTCGTTGGGTTGGATGCTGTTTGCGATTAGATGCATGATTGTCTCTCAAGGGGGTGGGTGGTCTCTCAGAATCATCACTGGATTAGGCTACAACACGGCCGGGGACGCGCTCCGAAAGCGGTGCGAGCGAACCAGCGTCAACACCGATCTCGGGGACCGGACTACAGCGGCAATTCGGGTGGCTTGGACTGGCGAGTCGGTAGGTCTGTCCGCGGAACAAGACTGCCGTACTCTCGAACTCGCTCAGGGTGTAGACTTCGTCCGCGGTCTTCCGGCAGAACGCACACACGTCCAAGTCTTGGGCGGTGAGGCGTGACGTATGCCGAAGCCCCACGTCTTCGTCTACCTCTCGGTAACGCCGGATGGACTCAGACGTATGACTATGTATAATCTCAGTACGGGCGAGCGTCTCGGCCCGCGTGCGCCGTATCTTATCCGCGCGCTCAGTAAGCCGCCGCGCCATCTCCCGCGGATTCACGCCTTCTGCGAGACCGGTGGTGAGCTCATCTCGGATTTCGTCTGCGAGGTCGTCCGTGATACCGCGGAGGTTCTCGAACGCTCTTGAATACAGGGATTGAAGCTGGCGTCTATGAGTCGGCAGGTTGAACACCACGTCAAGGTCGCGGTTCTCCACACTGACGCCCTTCTGCATCAACCGGCCCGTTGCGGTCTTGTAGCCGCGGCCAGCGGCGGGACGGATATACGAGGCAAGCCAGTGTCGGCCGTCACGCACTGCCTGCGTGGTGGCTGGTTCTAGTATCTCGTCGTTAATCCTCGCTCGGAGCCACCGCGTGAACTTCTTGACGAGGCCCTGCCGGGTGATGAACTCGAACCCGTCCTTCTCGTCGGCGTTGCCTGCGACTCGCCGTCCGGGGCCGCCTTGTTTCAGGCCGAGCGCGTCGTTCTCGTAGCCGACGGTGCGGCGGATGAGGCTGCGGAGGGTCTTGAATCGTTGGCGGATGTCTTCGAGGAGGTCTTGTCTGAGGCCGCTGGTGTTGGTGGGGTCGCGGGCGTTCGCCGTGACTAGCGTGCAGCATGAACTCATAGGTTACACTCCTCGCCGAACTGCTCGGTTCTCCGGTGTTCCTCGCCGCAGTACTTGCACTTCCAGTGCCACTCGTAACTCCCCGGGTCGTTGTAGCCGTATCCCGGTCCGAGTCGGTTTACTGGTTTAGCAAGGTGCCCCCCAGTGAGGTACTGCCGTTTCTGGCGAATGAGCATCTTCCTGAGTTCGACCCCTCCGATTGTAGCGAGGAGCAGGCCAGCAGCGACGAGGGCAAGTAGGAGCGACATGGGAGAGTCACCGCCGCCATCCCTCCCACTGAAGGACCTCGTCTTTCATCGCGGCTGCCAACCTCGCCGACCCTAACTCCTGTCGCGCCTTCGTGAACGTCCCACCCATCGACGCCCACGCATCCAGCAAGATAAGACGGGCGGGCGTGTCAGCCTCCCGCCAACTCCGCGGCATTGACCAGTCGTTCGCCGTCACACCGGAGTTGTTCGCCGACTGCCCCGTAACGTCATCCACCGGGTCTTCCACGTCGGCGTCAATCTCGCCCTCCGAGAGTTCCGACGCGCTATAGAACCCGACACCGACACGCTCGTCTTTCAAGCCAACCACGTAGGTTGGACTGTCCTCGCTCGCCTCAACTTCGCCATCTTTACCCTCGAACGGCTCGGTGCGGACTTCGACAACAACGCCGATGCCCTGCGGGGTGTCTACTTCATCGCCCTCACTGTACTGGGTGGCGTTCCCCGAGACGTCAAACTGGTCGTTGAACGAATCCACCACACGCGGATCAGACTCGTCGATGTTACCCACTGCCTCCGTGGAGCGTTCGGGGAACTCCCCGGATTCCACGTACTGCTCCCACTCCTCGCCACTCCGGCCAGGGATGACCTGCTGGAGTTGCTTCGCCGCCTGGGCGCGCTTCGCTTGAATCTCGGCCTCGTCCTTCTCACTGAGTTCGTGGAGGTCAGGCCACTCCACCCTGTAGCGCCCACCCGATGGTTCAGGGAGAATGCCGAGCTCTCGGAGACGGTCAACGAGCGCACGAACCAGATGGGGTGTGGCGTACTGCTCGCGCCGCTCACTAATCATCCCGAAATAACTCTTCTTGTCTTCCGCACTGCCGGAGACCTCGCCCTGCCGGTTCCCCGTGAGTTCGTTCTTCGGGATGCCCGTGTACATCGACACCATGCTGAGTTGGTTGTCGATGATGCCGGAGGGGTCTTGGATGTCGCCGCCGAGTCGCTCGACGTCCGTGCCAACGGTGCGGATGAACGGCTGGAGGCCGTGATACCAGTCCTGTAACTCGTCGCCGAGCATGTCGGTTGCATCGCCGGACGTGTCAACTTTCTCCGGGTCCACGTTCGCGTGCAGGCCGTAGTCCGCACCACGATAGGACTGTTCCGCCGCACTGCCGAGGGTTTTCTCGATGTCGTAGATGTTGTTCAGGACGGGTTCATGCCGGGGGCGTGCTTTGGTTTCGTCATCGAGGAGGCGGGTGGCGGGCACGTCGATAACCCGACTATGGTGGACGGTGATGGTGCCGGACTCGTCTTCGGTGTCGCCATCGGTGTCCTCGCCGAGGTCGATGGTGTACAGCTCGGGTTCGCCCCAGCGTTCGGTGCCGGGTGCTCCCCAGTCGATGTCCTCGATAGCGACCTGTGGGTAGACGCGGAAGCCTTGGATGTCGTCGAGGCCGTCTGTGAACGCATCCGGCGAGGCTTCCGCTTGGAGGTCGTCTTTCGAGCTTGTATCACTGAGGTTGAGGACGAGGACGCCGTGTTCGCCGTAGCCTGCGAGGCGGTCGATGCGCTCGCAGTAGTTCCACGCATCGAGTTGGTTGAGCTTGTTCGCCGCCTGCTCGAACTCCGACTCCTCGCCGCCGATGGCGTCCTTAATTTGGGGGTTGTCCCGCCACGTCGATAACGCAGGCTTGTTGATAACTGTCCATGCAACGGCATTCCGGAGGCCGAGAACGAACAGTTCGTCATCGCTGGGGTTTTCCGGCCAGCCGAACGTACTGTATAGATCGCGGTCGCCGTCGAATGTCTGGTTGCCGAGTGCGGCGGCGAGTCCGGCGCGGAGGCCGGAGGTGTATTCGGCGTTTGCTGTGATGTGTTCGCCGTCGTCGGTGTAGGCTTCGCGTTTGTCCCGCGTCGGCGTCTCACTGGTATCGTCCGTACTCATGAATCAGTACCTCGGAGGGGTTTGTATCGTTGTGCGAGCATGCAGAATGTGCAGACGAACTTGTCGAACTCCATCCAGGAATCGCAGACAACGCAGTTGTTGCCACGGTCCGGATAGTCGCCAATGGTATCAGTTACACTCATGGGTATCAAAACGTGTTAGCGGCCGAACACCGGACTCGGCTTCCCACCCGCATCCTCGTACTCACGCGCATACAACGCCATCAACAGCGCGTCGATATGGTCGGGGCTATGCCCGAGTTCATCTTTCAACTCGTCTTTGCTCGTTGCTTGAATCACGTCGCCACGCGAAGACAGACTATTCACGTGGAACTCCACGACCCGTGCCGCAACCTTCAACTCCTCATACAAATCCGAATCCTCGAAGCTACCGCCATCACGGAGCCACTCCCCGATAAGCTGCAATCCTTCATCCCACTTCCAACGATAGTTCTCCTCGTCCTCAGCCACATCCCCGTTACTGAATCGGTTGACGTTCGGCACGCGAGCGTCAAGCTCGTCAGCAAACCCACTGCCTTCGCCGACCGCGTCAACGTTCACGACCGGGTCCGGCCACGACTTAATCTCAGGTTGGACTTCGAGGCGCTGGCTGTGGTGGTTCGTCCCCTGCTCGCTGTATTCGACAACCGCCTTTGGGCCGTGGATGCCGGTCATGACGGTCTGGTCGCCACCGCCGCGGGCAACGTCGATGCCGAGATGCGACGGGGTTTCGCGGACGTTGCCGGGGGCTCGTTGGTAGGCGGTTTCCACATCACTCACCGACCAAGGCCGCCACTTCGCCGAACTGTCTGGTGGGCTAATCCCGACCCGGCGTTTGTACCACTTCTCGTGTAAATCGTCACGGAACTCGGGGTTCTCCTCGGCGGACTCCCACTCTCGGACTGTCGGGTCGCCGCCCTCAGTGAGGTACGGGGATGACACTCGGATAGCCTGCTCGACGCCCGGCCAGTCCTCTTGGTGGTATTCCTCCCAGTCGTCCCGCATCTTCCCGACACCCGAGAGGCCGCCGATCTTCGGTTTGTCGGTGAGGCCGCGGTCGTGGCGGGCGTTACGGGACGCCCACGTCGGATACCGGAGGACTTCCCACGAGTCTTTGTCCTTCAGGGTGTTGACGACATTCCCCTCGTCGGTCGGTGGGTTGCACAGGACGATAATGTGGTCGTCCTCGGCAAGCGTACTGCGCGCGGAGTCGATGTGCTGGTGGGTGACGCCGGGCTTCTCCGCTTCCTCGATAATGTAGACGACGTTATCGTTGTGGTCGCCCTCTAAGTCTTCGGGGTTCTTCGGGCTATGGCATTCAAGGAACCACTTGTCGTCAAAGCCAGTATGGAGACTGCGGTCGTTGTCTTTGTAGTCGCCCGGAAGCGGGCTGTTCCGCCACAGGCTCTTGACGTTCTTCCAAATGCTGTTTTTGACGGTGTCGCCGTTTCCGGCCGTGACAGGGACGACGACGTGCTGGTTGCAGTAGAGAACGGCGATAGCGAGCGCGGACGTGCCGTAGCTTTTGCCGAGGCCGTTCCCGCCCTCGACGAGTGTCTGTGGGTTCTCGTTGAGGGCGCGTGCAATCTCGTCAAATACGTGCGTGCGTTCGAGGCCAAGCCAGTCTTCGCAGAAGCGAGCGTACCGGTATGGACCTGTGCCGGGGGCGTAGTTCGCCGGGCTCGGCGGGAGGTCCTCGCCACCCTGTTTAGTTGTCGCCATCGTGTATTCAAAATGAGTAACTGGTTACTGGCTGGTGCCGCGCTCTAATTCGGACTGCCATGCTTCGACCATCGTCTGCTGGGCGTCCGCGGCTTGTTGCTCAGGTGAATCTAACAGCCCTAAATCCTTGAGCCACATCCGCCGATCCTG